CCGCGCCGCAACCGATGACCAAACCCAACGCCGACCTCTCCGCCCATACGCCCATGATGCAGCAGTAGTGTAAGAATCAGGCCGCAGGCCGCGCAGAATCAGCGTTTCAGCGAGTCACTGTCTAAAATGCAAGCTGTACATAGCGCCTCTACAGGCCAGTAACTGCGCGGCACGCTGAGCTAGTATTAGACAGCGTTTCGCACCCTCCAAGCCCGTCCGGGCAATCTCAATTCCCCTTCGTTACTTCCCTCGCCCACGCTTGCAGCGCGGTCAGTTTCACGGCGCAGGCGTCGGCGTCTCCGGTGATACCGACAATACGTCGAGCATCCTCTTCGTGAATGTCGGCTCGCTGGCTTCCATCATCCAGGCGGCCGGAACCGGTGGCGGCGGGCACGCAACCTGCTGCGGATGGACAACTGGCGCGGACTGACAGCCGGCGAGTGCCATCAGCCACAGCAGCAGACAGCCGCTCAATTTCTTGCTGTGCATGGCGCAGCTCTCCGTATCGTTGTTTGTCGTTTGCGGCCAGACGGCTTTCCAGATCCTGCCGCTCAGCCTGCTGCTTGAGGATCACCGCGGCATTGGCCTCGGCAACCTGGCGCAGATGGGTCTGGTACTCGCCCTGCGCCTTCGAGGCCACAGATTGTGCCGATATAACCCGGACCTGCTGCCCACCAGCTACAACAGCCAGGGCAATGACCCAGTAGGCCCAGCCGGGGACGAGCCTCAGCCAGGCGATCATGATGCGCCCTCGAACAATGCCCGCTCTGCAGCCCGGCGCCGAGCCAGGCCGGCTAGCACCTTGCCTCCCGCCTTGTTCCAGCGATCGAACTGAGCTGCGGCGCCCTTGTAGTCGCCTGCATTCAGCAAACGCAGCAGCGTCGAGTTGCTTAAGTTGCCTGGGCCCAGGTTGTAGACGAAGGAGGTCAATGCGTCGAACTGACCCTGCGTCAGCGGCACCTTGACCAGCCGCAGAACCTGATCCTCAAACCGCTTCACGTCCTCGCGCAGCATCTCCTCCGCGCGCTCCTTCGTGATCGTGTCGCCCATCTTTACGCCGGACGTTGTGCCGTAGCCGATGGTTGGGATATCGGCTGGACAGCGGTAAGCAGACAGGCGCAGCCCCTCGAAGGACTTGATCAGGTCAAGCCCCTTCTGTGATGTGTGCATGTTTTCTCCAGGCAGAAAAAAGCCCCGGCTGGCGGGGCTGTTCGTTTATATTTCAGATTTTAGAATTCAACGGGACGCAAAACGTGAAAGTCAATTTTGGCCAGATTAAGGACCTGCTCGCTAGAAACAGAGTTTTTGTCGGAGGACAGCCTCTACCGACAGATCCGCCGAAATATGCTGATGATCAAATAATTGAGATCCCAAATAATATTAGACTTGAACCATACTCAACGTACTGGTCTGCTTCCGGCAGACGATTGATATCAATGGGGTCGTTCAGCTACGTAGGCTCGCTAATGCCCGCAACAGCTAAAGTCGGACGCTACTGTTCAATAGCGGCAGGCTTAAAGGTCTTTGGAAATAGCCACCCACACCAATGGGCTTCAACGAGCCCGCTATTTTATTCAAGATCAAAATTAGCTAAGACCTTCCAGGACGATCAAAAAACTGTAATCCACAGCCGAGACTATAAGGTTGCAAATGATCCAATTGTGATTGGCAATGATGTCTGGATAGGCCAGGACGTTGTATTGGCTCGCGGGATCACGATAGGCGACGGGGCTGTAATCGCAGCAAATTCAATCGTCACAAAAGACGTTCCTTCTTACGCCATCGTTGGCGGAAACCCTGCGCGCATAATAAAGATGCGATATGCCGATGGCATTATAGAAAAAATGTTAAATCTTAAGTGGTGGATGTATTCGCCAGACGTGCTATCCGACCTGAATATAGAAAACCCAGAACTATTCGCAGAGGAGCTTGAGTCAAAACTTTACGACAATAAACTAACTCCATATGAGCCGTCGCCATTAAACTATTGCGACTTCGAACTTGAGTGCGCTAAGCGCGAAAATACTGCCGATCTCTCGGCGAAAGACCACAAGCAGGAAAAGCGGGGCCGGAGATGGAGTTGGCCGTTCCAGAAATAGGAGGCCGCCGCACGCCTTTTCGCGTGCGGCGGCATTCTAGCTTCAGCCGATCATGAAACAGGTGAATGTCCGTGTCGATCCTGACCTGTTACTTATAGAAGGACCACTGGCACCGCTCCAAAGCCTGTAATTCCCTGATGCCGGCTCACTGGTTGTTCCGACCGTGATATCGCTTCCTCCAGTTAGTTGCAATACCTGCGCAGAGTCACAGGCGTACAGTCCTTGAGCATTAATTCCTGCCCCTACGCTGACTAGCAGCATCCCGCTGTTAACATTCCGGAAGCTCTGCGGAAACTTGTAAGTTGCACCGTTTGCTAGTTCGAAGGAAACCGGACGGATAACGCCGCTTACTGCGGCATCGCGTGCACCGATTGCGCCGACACGCAACACACCGCTCTGCTCACCATCAAGCAGATATTTGCTGTCTGTTAGGCGAAACCCCCCAACAACTGATGCATTCATAACCACTGTCCCGGATGATTTAGTGTACGCCGGCACAAGGGATGCTCCGGTATTCACCAAATCGAACATTGTGACAACGCCAGTCCCAGGCCCATTCGTGCCGCGCACGAACGACAAGGTTGGCCCTGCCGTTGCGCCTACAAGGGAAACGTGCGCCTCAACGTTATCGCTTAGCGCAGCCCTGACTACGCATTCCAAAGTGCCGCCCTCGACCCGAACATTTGATACGCGGTAAGATGCTTTCGGATTCCCACGAAGCCCCGTCTGCACAACAGACTCCATCGATACGTCGCCCATGGCAATCTCGATACCATCCACGTGGCCATTAGCAACTTTTTTGCCTAGCTCATCAGTGGCGCTTAGTAAGACTGCCTTTGCAGGTGCCCATCCCGAATACAAGCAAGACACTCCCGAAATTCGCCCGCCTCCGACCTGCAGGTCGATATCTACGCCAACAAGCGGAACCGTATGGCCGTATGTCCGGACAATTCGTATCCCACTTATGTCTGCGCTCTCGGTCTGGCACTTGATCGAGCGGCCTAGGCAGTTGCGGAAGAAACAGCCAGATACGTTCAATGTCGTCTGCTGTTGATACAGCGCGTTCTCGTTCCTATCGGTCCAGACCAACAATCCGTCTTGGTCAGCAAAATACGATAGGTCTTCGGAGGCAATATTATCGAAATAACAGTTTGTCACGCTAACAAGACGAGGTCGGCCAGCGCCAGCGCGGATTGATATTCCAGTGACGCCAGCCGAGCCTGAGACGCCGGCGCCGGCAGCCATCTTAACGTCTTTTACTCGGACTCTATCTACAGCCACAACATCGAAGTCGCCCTGCACGTAGATCCCGTTGCCCTCAGTGAAGTCTTGGGAGGACCGGTAGATGTTTTTGATGGACATATCGCTAATGCTGAGTCTTGCAGCAGCGCTTTTGGCGCTGATGACGCGAAGTCCGACGAAGCATTTCTGCTGACCGTCGATATTGATGCCGGAAATAGAATGATCTCCCGCCTGTAGCTGGTCGATCAGTATTGCTCGCTGAACAGGAGCAGGAAAGTCGCAGAGGACAGTTGCGGAAAGACCGTGCCACTGAACACCGCTCAAGGGAGCAACAGACAAAGGTGAAGCGATGCGGTAAGTTCCCGCAGGCCAAAGCAGGGGAACGCCTGCAGAAATTGCAGACTGAATCGCAGCTGAGTCATCGGCCAGACCCGATCCCCGACGGCCACGCCGAAATGCTCTGACACTCAGTAGATCTTCGAGCTTCTCTCTTAAAAGGCGGCCAGTCGCGCCATCTAGGGCAGGTCGGAATCCAATAAGCGCAGCACCTTGATAGGGGTCGGTTCTGTTTAGCAGGCTGATCGCATACTCACTGACTGATCCCGAGGCTGGGACTGCGGTAGTGGGATTGCCTTCTTCATCAAATGCCATCAGGCGGCCCGCCCTAGACGCTATTGGCGGGAGCCTGGCCGGCTCTGGGTCTGACTCCGCTACCCGAATCGAGCCGCTTATACCGGATTCATGCTGCTGAGCAATCATGGTCAGTAGATCAAAAGCATCTTCGTGCACTTCTGCGAAGAATTTGCCTTGATTGCGAAGGTCTGTCATTTGGAGTATATCGACAACGCGCGATACTTTGAGTCGCTGCCCTACCGCTGGCGCAACCACAACATTTATCAAGCCCCCCTCTTCATTTCCTTCGCCGCTGACAGTGTAATCAGAGTTGAGAGTGAGCAGCGACGAGGCTCCGCTGTCCTCATTCACGAGCAGAACCACTAGATCAGTGTCGTTGTTGAACTTGAACGCGATCGGGAAAATCTGCGTCACTCCGTTACCGTTAAAGCTGGCGACGTTGGTGTTTGTCTGAACGGTCATAGNCGGTCCTTTTCGTGCGGGCATAAAAAAGCCCCGCTCATTGGCGGGGCCTGGAATTTGGGCAATAAAAGACCCGCCGAAGCGGGTCGTGTTAAGTCATGAGTGTTACGTCAGGCGCGAGGCCAGCCATGCGGAGGCAATCACTCCACCCACCGCCAGGCCGATCCACAAAGCGCCCTGCGAACCGCTGCGAACAGCGACTAGAAGGTCATTAGCCGAGCGAATGCGACCATGGTACTGCTCGGCCGCGATCGATACAGCAACCACCGAGGCGAGCAGGTACGCGACGATGATGCCGTACAGCCGGATTTGGTCTGGCAGCACGAGGCCGACTGCGACAGCCACCAGTAGCGGCGCGAAAAAGATGATTGAGCCGGCGACGAGCATGCCTTACCTCGCAATCCCTAGCGGGTCCAGGTAGGTCTGTGATGGCCGCAACAGGAACTGCTGGGCGTTTTCCTTTTCTATCCGCCGCTCCATGCGGCGCAAAGCACCCGGATTCAGGGCCTCTTGCACGCTGTGCAGGAACAGATAGTCCATGGCTGTGCGAGTGTAAAACAAATTCGCGAAAGGCGTGTTCTGGATGGCGAAGCGGAAGCTGGCAGCCGCCGCGTCGTCACCGTCACGCATCCTGGCGAACAGGTCATACCCGCCATCGATTAGGCCGAGCGTCGGACCGGACAGAGACTGAGTGAGACCGCCGCCGAAGCGGTTGGCTTCACCGAACAGGAAGTCGCCGTAAAGCCCGAGCGCACCGCCCTGCAGCATCGCAGCGATCCAAGTCTTCGGGTCATCTGCAGGTCGAGGTTCGCGGCCCTTGATCAGGTCCTTGGTCGCCATGGCGCCATAGCCGAACAGTGTGGTCCACAGCATCAGCTGAGCGATACCGAGCTTTTCGCCATTGCCGCTACGCATGGCCTGGATCAGCTCGCGCCCAGGATTGGCACCGTAAGCCCCAGGCTGATAGCCACGGCCATACAACTCTCGGCCAAACGACTTCTGCAGAATGGCCACCGGAAAGGCCTTGAACTGACCAACGAACCGCAGCAGCTCGCCGGCCACAGTGCCTGGCTGGGTACCGCGGCGCATCATGGCGCGTGTGCGCGCATCTGGCTCGATAACCGCATAGCTGGCCCGATCGGTGATGTAGCTGCGCAAGCTGCCACGCAGTTCCTCGCGCAGCTCACCGATGGCAGCAGCATTGGCCGTGCGACCCTTACTGGTGAGGTAGCCGGCGAGATCCGCATCCGCGATATCGTCGACGCCCTGAGTGGTCATGTACTCNCGGCCNTCNGCCAGCTTGGCNCCNGTNNTGCGCACNAGNTCCCACTTGCCGGCNTCGAAGTCGAACAGCTCNAGCGTGCGCCGCAGGTCAGGGTTCATCTGNTCCCAGTTCAGCGCGCGGTTGTAGGGCCANGTGATGGCTCATCATCAGCGCCGCGGTGCTGCGCATGGTGTCNGTCCACCAGGTCAGGCCGTTGAGCTTGAAGAACAGCTGCTGCGCGCGGCTCATCTTGCCGCCCAGTGAATCGTCGGCGCTGAACTTGCTGACCACTTCACCGCGAACGCTATCGAAGAACACGCCCAAGCTGGACAGGATCTCGCGCTGCTCAGCCGGCTTCTTGCCAGACAACATGCCGCCGATAAGCGTGCCCATCGATGAGAGCATCCCCTTGCCCTGGTAGCGCATCTCACTGGCGGCGACCGGAAGGTCAGTCACGGCCGAGATAACAGCGCCGCCCAGCTTGGCCATGGACTGCAGAGCACGGATGTTCGAGGCGACTCTGGCGGCCTGCTGGTTCACCGCCAGGCGGGCGGTTCCGTCCACTTCCGCGAAACGGGTCTTCAGCCAGCCGCGGCGATCGGTCTGGAAGCGACGCAGCTCAACCGGCTTGTCCATCAGATCGCGCTGCAGCTCGTCGAGGATCGCTTCCCAGTTGCTTTCGGGATTGGTGCCCAGGCGGCGCATCAGTCCGGTGTTCTGGCCGGCCTGGTCCAACCCGCCCAGGAATGCCTCACGCAGCGAGCCNGTGCCGTAGGCCTTGTTGTATTGGTGCCAGGACAGNCCGTCCTTGAAGTGCAGGACGCGNTCGGCGCTGACCTTCTTNGCCAGGTTGCGNGGNCCTTTGAAGCCTGTCGGCTCCGGCGTGGATGCCTTTAGGTGNACGCCAGAGACAAGCCCGTTGTAAGCGGCCAGCAGGAACTCATTGCGGTCGGTCACTCCCTCGAAGGTGCGCTCATCGAGAAAGCCGCTGATCTCGTCTCGCCATCGGGCGAAGCCGGCCCGCTCCAGTTTGTACGGGTCGTGGGACTGGCGGACGATGTAGCCGGGCAGATCGCGAATGAAGGCTCCGGCCCGGTTTGCATCAGTCCTGGTGGCGGTCTGGTACTTCTGCATGATCGTGGCGATATCGACGGCGGGCTTGCTCAAACCATCGACCGANCGGCCAGTGCCTAAACGCCAGAGGGCGTCGGCGATGTCGGCGTCGTTATCGCCGCGGGTCAGGAACTGCAGCAGTTCGGCCTTTTCCATGTCATTCAAGAAGCCGGCGATATAGGCGTTCGAAAGCTGTTTCTGCTCGGCAGCGACCGACCGGCGCGCGCCCGCCCGGGCAACGTTGGTGCCGACAAGGAAAGACTCGAGCCCGAGGTCTGGACGATCTGACCAGGTGCTACGGATATANCCGACCGTCTCAAGCCTGCGTCGGGCNTTCAGCAGCGCGTTGCGCTTCTCGATCACGGCTGCCAGCTTGGCCTGGTTGCCCATCTCGTCAGCGGCGCGCATNGCNGCNTCNTCNAGGCCNAGCATNCCNTCAGTCGNCTGGAGCTGCTTGATNCGGGCNTGNAGGTCGCCNACCAGCTCGACCATTTCCTCTTCGTTCAGCTCGCGCCCAGCGGCCTTGGCNGCAGCCTGGATTGTGTCGATGCAGGCTAGGGCGGTCATTCGGTCACCAGCCCAGCGATCCCGGCCAGCAAGGCATCGGCATTCGCGG